ATTGAGGGCATTATTTGAGGAAGAAGCTACTAATGAGAATATAGATAATCTGGATAATGAGATTGTTCTTCTTAGAGCTATGCTGAAGTTGATGTCGGAGGAGTTTGGGGTTGATTTTCTTGCTGGGGAAAGCGAGACTGAGAAGCTGATTCAGTTTAACGCTACGGCAAGTCAGATTAAGTCTATTTCTCAAACTATAAAGCAATTGGGTGATTTGATCGAGCAAAAGTACAGATTAATGCATATTGCTGGTGAGGCTATCCCACGCGAGAGTGTTCGTGGATATATAGGTCAAATTCAGAATATATTAGCTGCTGTGCTTAACAACCAGTGTGTTAAATGTGGACACAAGCATGATGCTGCTACTAAAGTGTTTACTTCCTTGAGGCAATTAGGAACTATCTAGTGTACCACTCTCAAATTAGCATTGTAGACGGAATGAAGGAAAGGTCTGCTAAAGAAGAGAAGGCTTATAGTCATCCTGGTCATTTTCACGAATATGTATTTGGGCAAACACTAGCAAAATTCCACTGGGAGATTTTTGATTTACTTCTAGAAGGTAAAAATGAACCTTTGGGGGATTTTAATCCAATCGTGATACTTGCCCCACGTAACCATGCTAAAACAACTAATTTCGCTGAAAGTTATCCTTTATGGATGGGAGGAGTTGATCCAAATTCTCTAATGTGCCAGATAGTATCCTCTACTAGTGTAGTTGCTGCTACTCGGCTGGGTCGAATCAAATCTTGCATTCAACACAATACTAGATACAAGGATTTGTTTGGGGATTTGTATCCTGGTCGAGATGGACGTTGGTCTAATGATGCTATCGAATTAAAGCGAGATCATACTTTGTCTTGGGCAGTTGGCAATGAGGAAAGAGATCCTTCTGTTGCTGCTTATGGAATTACAACTAGTGTTGAGGGGGGACGAACTACTTTACAAATCTTTGATGATATTGTCACTTTTGAAAATAGCAAAACTCCAGCAGGGAGACAAACTGTAAGTAATAAGTTCTTTACAACTTTTTCACCAATGCTACTACCATTTGGACAGCAAATTGTTTTAGGCACTAGGTATGCTTTTAATGATTTTTATGCTGAAGCAATTGCGAAGTTTGATACTGAAAAGCTTTATACAGATATGTATCCCGAGGGGTACGATGAGTGAACTATCTATGGGTGGTTGTGAGTACTGGAGTAATTGTTTAACTTGCCCATTTGCTGAGTGTACTCAAGATGTTTCAATGAAACGCCAGTTGAGTCTAGCTTTTACGTACCGAGTTATTCATTTATATAATACTGGAGATTATACTTACGAGCTTTTAGCAGAAATACTGAGAGTTCCTCTAAATACTGTTCAAAAAGCGATGAAGCATCAATATAAGTATAAAGAGTTAGAAAGATTCCTCCAAACAGAGAAAGCCTTTTATGGTAGTTAGAATTTATGATGCAGAGTCAGGAGAAAATGGTGGAGTTCTCTGGCCTGAAGTTCGTCCCTATAATTGGCTGATGCGAGTTAAAGGTTACACTCCTCCTGCTATTTATAATTCCCAGTACCGAAATGACCCTAGTGGTCTAAGAGGTGTTCGGTATGATGTAGACTGGTTGCATTTTTACGACAGAGAGAGTCTACCTCCTCTAACAGATTGTGTTGGTAGTATTGGATGTGACCCTGCGACAAGTCAAAAAAGCACTAGTAATTACTTCGCTACTTGTACAGCTATGAGACATAATAGCACTGGATTGGTTTACATATTAGATTTCGCATTTGGACATATTCCCCAGCCAGAACATTTGAATTTTATTCGTACTCAGTATACTAAATGGAGTATGCAAGGTCTTGGTATTCAACGAGTTGTTTTAGAAGAAGTTGGGCCACAGCAGGCTACAACACAAAACCTAGTTATGGCTACTAGAATGGATTCTAGAGGTCCAATGCCCTTAGAGTTATACACTCCCAGAGGAAGTAAAGAAGAACGAATTGATACTTTAGTTCCTTACTGGGGAAATGGAACTATTATGTTTCCAGGTATTCAATTAGCTGATGGGAATTATATGATGGCTAACTTACCTGGGCCTCAAGAGTTTTTAAAAGAGTACAGTCAATTCCCCCGTGGTGGAAGAGATGATGTCTTAGATGCTATGTTCCTTGCTGTTAAGGATTTTACTGGTCAAGGGTCTGCTGTTAGTTATACCCAAGCCAAAGAAGAGCAAGGTGATATAGGAGATCCAGCTAATAGAGTTCTTAATGGACGAGGGTTATTTCATTAGAAGGAGAAATTCATGAAGTGGGACTTTTGGAATAAGCCAAGTCCGGTTGGTTTCGTTGAAGCTGCCTTTCCTGCTCAACAAGGCGCCGACCCTGATGAGAATCAATGGCAACCTTACTCTGCTAGAAGTGGATTAGGTAGAAGCCGTAATCTTCCTACACTGACTCATGCTGAGATGATTGATAGGTCACTTAGGATGTATGCTGGTAATCCTATTGGACATAGGATGATCGATATTACTCCTGAGTTCTGTCTAGCTAATGGGATTGTTTTCAAAGCAGAGCATCCTGAAGTTCAGAGAGTTTTAAATCAACACTGGACTAATATGACGAATAGGTGGCCTGTATTTCAATTTGAAAGAATGCGGGACTTGGGACTATTCGGAGAAAGTCTTATAACAGCTCATGTTGAACCACATACAGGTCAAGTTGAGTTAGGTAACATAGATACTAGTTTGATTGATGCTGTTATTGATGATCCAACTAATACAATGAAGACGCAAGCAGTTGTTTTGCGAAAGCTTCCTAAAGAAACTATCCGTAGAATCTATAAAGTAATTGATGTAGCTCAAGTTGATGATTCGTCACCAGCTTTTGGTAGATTAGTTGGATTACCTTCTACAGATGAGGAAAAGAAATCTTTTGGTTTTGAACATAAGCTAGGTGATGAAGATACTCTTAAATCTCTTGGTTTTTCTGGGGATAGGGGTAAAGTTAAGTGGTCAGGTAGTGTATTCTTCACTAAGGTGAATTCTCCAATTAGTTCTAGTAGAGGTTGGGGAGATTTGCTGTGGAACTTGGATTGGATGGATGCACATGACCAGTTTTTGTTTGCTCAGGTTGAGAAAGCTATTGAGAGTGCACAATGGGTTTGGGATGTTGAAGCTCAGGGTATGAATGAGTCTTCAATTAGACAGTGGGCAAAGAATCAACCAGCTTGGAAACCTGGACATAGATTTATTCACAATGAGTTGATTAACGTAAAAGCCCAAACAAGTAATTTGCATTTGGAAGATGCAACAATGCTAGGGAATGCTTTGAAGAATCATATCCTAGCAGGTGCTGGTATGCCACCTGTTTGGTTTGCAGAAACTTCAACTGCTAGAGCTAATGCACCTGAAATGACTGATCCTACGTTTAAGCATTTGAAGATTAGACAAAGAATCTTTGCTGAGTTGATGCAATTGATTTTCAGATTCTCGGTTGATATGTCTATTCTATCTGGATACATTACTTTTGATAAGCGATTTAATCGTATTAACGAACAGTCTTCTTTTTATTTGAAACTTCCAGATATTAGTGCTAAGGATCAAAGAGCACTTTCAGTTGCTCTTCGCAACTTCTCTGGTTCAATGAAAGATTGTATTGATCTAGGGATCTTTACTGTAGATGAGGCTAAAGAATATATGTCTCGTTACATAGAGATGACTGGATTAGATACTATGAAAGATGCTCCTCCACTTGATTACGAAGTCAAACCTACTACTGTTTTTGGGTCAGCTCGTGAATCTGGTTTGAATGAATTAACTACAAGTAACGGAGTTTTCTATATTAACAATGGACAAGAACATTCCGCACATCTATTGACAAATGGTAACTTAGTGGGCTATAATTAATCATGCCTCAGAAACTAGAACAATGCGTAGATAAACTTCTTGCTGATCCTGATTTTGAACCCGATGGGGATAAGAAATCAGCCGCTTACGCAATTTGACAAGATAAAATGTCTGATAGTGTATCAGCTAAGTTGAAACAGGATGATAGACGAGTTCGCTATGAGGATATAGCTAGAACTGGGGAAATTTGTGGTAATTGCAGATTCTTCCAGTCCTACGTTCCTGATAAAGAACAACAGCTTTTTAGTATCGGTTTAGGTATGAGAGGTACTTGTACTCTAGTTGAAGGTGAAATCAATCAAGCAGGCGTATGCTTATTATACGACCAAGTAGGGAAAATGGATAGCATTTCTGTTTACGTAGAGTCCACTCAGCCACTAGATAATGATGAAGAAGCAACAGGGACTGAATGGCGAGTTCAGATTATAAATGCTGGGGTTAGTCTGAATAAGAATGAGTATCCTTTAGATGTTCTGCATCGTGATAAGGATATTTTCGAAAAAGCTCCTGTCCATGCTGCAATTGGCGAAGACCACTCTGTTTCTGAGAGAGGTGTTGAATCCATTGTTGGATTCATCAAAGATGTCGTTGCTAACGAAAATGGACTAGAAGCAACTCTACATATTTCAGATACTAGTATGCGTACTAAGATGCTGGATTGGCATAGAGAAGGTGTCCTTAACGATATTATGGGACTTAGTATTGTCGCTTACGGTGACTTTGAACTTAATGAATCAGGCATTAAGCGAGCTTTGAAGCTGGTACGCGCTGATTCCGCTCTTCCATGTCTTCCTTTGCTTGCTGGCGGGAAAGTATTAGCAGTTACAGAATCTCAGGAGGATTCGACTATGAACGAGGAACAAGTCAAGGTTCTACTTGAGGAGTCCCGCCAGCAAGCAAAGGAAGACATGGAAGAGATGCTTGCTCCGGTGAAGACTTCGATTGAAGAAAGTACTATCAATCAGGAGTGGCGAACGTTCAATCTTAATACTGCTCTGGGTAATGCTCAGTTGCCAGAATCGTCAGAAGAAAGAATTAGAACTACTTTTGACAATTCACAGATGGCTACTGAAGAGCTTCAAACTCTTATCCAGACAGAGAAAGAACATTTGGCTAGTTTGAAAACTCATGTAGTCGAAAACCTCCAGAGTGAGGGTCGATTGAATACTAGAGTTACCGTAGATGAAAGTGATAAGTTTATTGCTCGACTTGATGCTATGTTTAGTCGAGTAGGACATCCACTTGGTTACGCAATAGTTGATGGGGAAAAGATACCTGCTTACAGGTCCTTCTCTGAGGCTTATGCTTCCATGCAAGGTGTTTCTCCATTTGATATAGATAAACGTCAGATGGCTATAGACATTCTCTCTGGAATGTCGAGGTTTAATTCAGCTAATACTCGATCAGTGAAGTCTCTGTATACTACAGAAGCACTTTTCCAGGTTTCTTCACTTGGAGAAGTTACTGCTGATCGAATGCATAAAGCTTTGGCGTATAACTACAACAACTTCCCTCAGTATCAGGATTGGCGAGAGATCGCTAGACCTATGTCGGTAAGTGACTACCAGACTTATAGACAGGTTAAAACTGGGACTTATGCGGACTTGGCTCAAGTTGTTGAAGGTGGTAC